AATACTTCTTCTTGTATTGATAACGATGTTAAAGATGATTGTGCACCATAGTACGCTAAGTTGGTTGTGTTGAATCCTGTAAACATACCACCAGGAGCAGTGCTTCCCGATATACCCGGTTTAAAGAAGTACGACTGATAATACATGTCATTGAGACTATAATCTTGAATTTTACTCGAAGAATTATTCAGTGCCTGTATTGGTATGTTAACTCTTGTATTGGCAGTTACTACAAAGTTGGGGTCATCAATATTACTACCAAATAATCTACCCAAACTATAAACGTTTTTGTATTTAGGTGAATACGGGTCAACTCCTCTTTGTAATATTAAAATGTATTGATTTTCTATATCATCGAAAGTATCAAATAATGTTACTGACGCAGTACTTTTTTCACGATTAACCCCCAAGAATGGTTCAAATATGCTGAAATCAATTGGTGTTGATATAACATTTGGAAAAGATTGTGTAGTTCCGCTATTCCAAATTTTTGCAGCATCCGCAATTGTTATGGCTGTAACAACTTGGAAATATTCAATGTCAGCAGGATATTTGTAGTTGGTTGTTTCCGAACCATATGGTAAATTATAAGCTATTGTTTGTGAGTTTGCGTATTGGGATGTTGCATATGTAACATTAATTGTACTCGCACTAGCTCCATTATAAGTTTGACCACTTATACCTGTTTCTATTCCATTTACCGTATCCGCGGTATAGGTCCAATTTATATCCGTTGACGCTGTTATAGAAACAGTACTCAACAAATCACCCGCACTAAATTCTGTGTTAGATAATACCGTTATTGTATTATCCAAATGAAACTTATTTATGTTTGAGTCTCCAGCAAAAGTTACTTTTACAGAGTTTAATCCTGTAAAGAAATTAGACCTTTGATTAAACAAGTTAATTCTCTCTCCTACTGGTAAAGATTTTGATACCGCAAATCCTGGTTTAGAGACTGGTGTACCATCAGTAAATGTTAATGTTTCTGAAAACGGAACTTTATATCTTGATGGGTCATTTATTGTTGCTAAAGCGCCAAATCCTGCAACAGACTGAGAAGATATTACAGATAAATTATAAATGTCATCAGCAGTGGATGCCGAATAATATTGTTCGAACTTTGTTAAATATTGAGGTGCAGATGATAAATAACTTAAGATACCTGTTGGGAGATAACTCGTAGGTCCTCCTGAATTATTTACTGGCAGTGTTTGTGCGGATTGTTTACAGTCACACGCCTGACATTCAGGGTATGTTATCATTGGTAGTCTAAATGAATAATCTCTTTTTTGGTTACAATCAATGTTTAACGAGTTACATATAAAACGAAATGGACGTATAAAACCTATCTTAATACCACATAACCAACAAAGCGCATTTATTAATGTTAAATAAAGCCACAACACCAAGTGCATTGCAAAAAGAATTGCAAGAGCCAATGGCGTTATTAACGTCATTAAAATTGAGAATATAAAAAATAACAAATCAAAATTTCTAAATCCGTCATTTACAGGAAACTTATTCACCGTACTCTCACATTCACTACTATCAATTTCTTTAATCCCTATGAATCTACCCTTAGCACCTTTTTTATACTCATCAATTAATCCTGATACAGTGTAAACCTTATTAAAGTTAAATTCATAGAACGTATCTTCACAATCTATTGCTTCATTTAATCTATTTGTTTTTTGAGTTCCCGTAAAACCATTTGTATATCCACTCCAAGCCAGTCCAAAATAATATGAACTTTTTGTTTGTCTTACATCAGGTCCATACTCCTTAACATTTGGAACTAAATAATTAGGTCTTCTAGTTTGAGTTGTTAACGCGGCTGGTTGTTGCCATTTGATTTTAAATCTGTACTTAGCTTTAGTCGGAATACCGATTGTTGGGTCGTTGGATATAACTTTTTCACCAAATTGATTTGTTACTAAGTAATCTAAATTCATAGGTAATTCAGTCAACCATACCCCACTTCCGTCTATAACATTACCCGCCTGTTCTAGTTGGTATAATTCTAAAATAGGATTACCATCAGAATCTTGTTGTATTGTTTGTCTTATTGCCAATATTTGTCCAGGACCTGAAGATAACGAACAGAGGTTACCCATGTCATCTCTTGGTTTACAATTTCTTCTAACTCTGTAAGCATCCGATGTGGAATACACAGAGCCCATAAATGTCGATGTTGGTTGAATGTCTATATTAGCATCATCTCTTAAATCAAAGTCGACTCTATTGATGGCAATTTGACATAGGTCGGGGTCTCCCCATAATGGAGATATCTCCGCGTTTGTAGATAAATTAACAATTTGTGGTAATGAGTTAAGGTCGGTAGATGTTCTAAATTGATTTCCCGCTACTTGAGCCTCTGTAGCTCTACCCATTCTTATCAAATCTTGTGGTGTTAAAGAAAATTCTCCAATATCTGAAAGGTCCACATCCATTACGATACTTTGACTACCCAATGGAACACCCATAATCATGTAATCACCACTTTCATTTGTCTTGGCTGTGAACTTGTAATATTTGTCATATATTTCAACCGCAATAGACTGAGTTAATACATCAGTTCTTGAAGGTAAGGTACCTGTTGCGGCGTGTTTTGAATATGATTTTTCGTAAGGTAATAAATTGTATCTATAACCATCTTCATTTTTATCGTTCGGTGATTTGTAAGGGTAGATACTTTGAGTAATAGGATTTGATTCATCAACACTTTCAATTGGTATGAATATTGAAACTCTTGCATTTGGTAATCCAAATCCATTGTTTGCGGTTACTCTTCCCACAATTACACCATAGTCAGCACAACTTCTTGTATAGATGTCTGATTGTTGAATTTTTAGTGAAAGAATTTCAAGAAATTCGAACTCTTGGTCTAATTGAACATTAATTGTCTTATTAATTCCAAGTTCTGTTTGTATCCTATATGATTGCCCCATCCAATGGTTTTACTATAAATAGTTTATGTGGAATTTTATAAAAACACACCACAATAAATTATAGTTCAAACGTAGTAAAAATAAACTTATGAGAATGTAACTGATTGGAAGTTCTTCACAGATACTCTGATATCTTTGTTTGGATATCTAATTTGGTATACTTGTGATGGTTGTGCAAATATTGTATCATCAACAGGTCCGATTAATTTTGTTTCAGGGTCAGAGTATGCCATTGACGTTTCAGCTGATGAATATTGACCTCCAACTTCGTTATAGATATCAAGTCCCGCAACAGTTAAGACTCCGTTTGTGTTTTGAACTATGCTTCTTATTTCAGATAAATAAACGTTTTGTCCAAGTTGTCTTGTTTGTGGATTAAAATATGTCGATATTAAATCAATGACCTGTGAAATAATTTGACCTGAATTTTGTGCGGAATCTAATACGATTGAGATATCTACGCTTACATCAATAACTTCAGCTGTGAAGATTGAGATGTAGTCATTCATCATTCTGTAGTTGGATAAGTAATTGGCGATATTTTGTTTCAAAGTATTAGATACAATGTTAGTCAGTTTACCTGAAGTATCGTATGATAATATTTGAATTAAAATTTTGTTATCGTTTTCGGTAATTGCAACTTTTGCAGGAGCTCCGAACTGAGCTGGCATGTTTCTGATAATTGAATCGTAATCTTGAACTGTCACCGCTCTTTTTTGTGCCGAGAAGTTAAACGATACGTAGTTTCTAATTTCTTCTATTGTTGGTAATCCCGCCCCACCGATAGCGGCAGTTACGTTATTACATCTTAAAGAGTTAACTACAGATGAGTTTGTTGCCTCTGAAGGTCCGTTAACAAAGAATGATACTGTACCAATTTGATTAATTACGTTTGTACCTAAGTTACTTTGTAATCCACCACCCACTCTATACTGAACGAATAATGTTGAGTTGGCTTTCAACGCAGAACCTAATGAGAAGTTGTTTGAATATTTTTGTAATTCTAAAGTTCCACCAAAAGTTGTGAATTCGTCTAAAGCATCTTGTGCCGTATTCGTTCCTCCACCAAATGTCATTTTCTTAAATCCTTCACCTGTATATTCACTAATAAATCTGTCTTGAGTTTGAATATATCTTCCAACTTTGATACCAGGTTGGTCTGATACTTTTGTTGGGTCTTCAATGAATACTCTATCTTCAGCTAAAGCATCAACTTCATACCATCTATTAGATAATCCCATGAATTCAGCTGTTGTTGGTATGTTTGAATATTCTGTACCGTCTTTAAGTAAAACACTTGTAATACCTAACACATTTTTCTCAGGTAAAAATAATTCGAAGAATGGCTTAACATCGTTTGGTGTAATAACTCTTTTGAATACCTTTGTTATACCATTAACAACAAGTTCTCTCTTAGTTATTGTATAGTTTAATAACACACCGTTGGCATTAAAGTTTGGAACTTTTAATCTATTAGGAAATCCTTGAGCGTTGTATGGGGATGCAAAGTTTACATCATAAATGTTTTCAAATACTAAACCAGCCCCTACTACTTGAGAACCTCTCAATAGGGTACCAAGATATCTTTCATCTTCTTTATCACCAAACGCAGGAACTGTAATTGAAAAATCAACCAAAGACACAGATGGTCTTTGACCCGGTAATTTTAAACCGTAAGTTCTAGCAATGTTATAAACCGAAGACTTTTGTTGTGCATATTGAAGAACAGTTTCTTGAATACTTCTATCAATATGGTAATGTAAGTTATCTGCAACCGCAGCATTCAAATCCAAGAATACTGAGAATACGGATGCATCATTAAAATCCTGTATTAATTCAGGATAATAAGTTCTAACATAGTTTTGTAGTTCTACTCTTATCGCTTGGAAATCTCTGCTTGTATATGGTATTTTACGACTGGCCATCTATGTTAAATATTGATAATTAGAAAATCACTTTGTGCAAACGTTTGACCGTTTGTCGAATAATCTATTTTTATTTTTGCAGTGTATTCTGCGGTTCCTTTTCCAGGAAGTCTGTAGATTGAAGATTCACTTGTTCCTACAAAATTTTGTCCTGTAGCAATGTCAACTTCTTCTGCTGGGTCTGCCGGTGTTATTGTAATTTCATTTAGCAATAAATTCGGCATAAAGTTTTGAACCGCATCTCTGATATCTGATTGTATTGCATCAAATGTTAGTCCATCGAAAGGTTCAAAAATAAACTCATATAATCTTGTACCAAATGTTGGTAAGTAATATCTTGAGCCTTTTCTTGTCAATAATAAATGTAATAGGTCTGATTTAATCTGTTCCTTCTCAAATTCAGTTAACTCTAAAAAATCCCCTTTAATTGAATCGTTGAAAGGAAACGCCAAACCATATGTTGTTCCATTTGCCATATCTCATAAATATACTTGGATTATTTTTTTCTTAAATACATATTACCTTTTTGAGCTTTTGGTTCAAAAGGACAATGCCTACATCCATTACCACAACAATATCCTCTTTCAATGTGATATTCTTCAGTAAAAACGGTTCTACCGTTTTCTTCATAAAAATGAGAAGGGAGAAGTTTTGGCTTCTCCCTTTTAATATTCTCTTGTTTCATCTTATACAAGTACTATTTCACAAGCTCCACCTGCACAAGCTACTTCACCACTTAAATCTGTATCATCATCCATCTCAACAATTTTTGATAAATCGACATCGTGAAGTGTCTTCATTAATTCTTCATACTTATCTTTCGTACAATCTTCAAATGGTGCTTGGATATATGTTCCACCATCATAAGGTAATACTGAAAGTCCGTTATAGTATTCTTTATTCTCCCACATCCACTCACCAACAGCTGGCCACTCGTGCTCTCTAATTGAGATTGTTGCCGATACGTTATGTGCATTGTTTCCAGTTCTATGTCCTGGTTTAATCCATTCTTGTTGAACCTTCTTCACGCTCTC